CCTCCGTTTCGGTTACCAATAATAAAGTCACTTGTGCCAGCGGCAAAATCGTAAGTTCCCGCATCCGTCATACTACCAGCACCATTTACTAATAATCCTGCGTCCTCGTTGTTGTAAACAGCGGACAATAGGTTTTGACCGCTTGACCTTGGTATGTTATCTAATGTAACGGCATTAGTATTACTTAAAGTAAATGTAGGATCGTACCTCGCATAGAGGGAAGCTCCGTCGTCTGGAGAAGCGTTACCATAAAGATATCCTCTTTCACTGGTAGCTACGGTCTGAACACTGAATGCACTAAAAACTCCAGAACTTGACGATGTAATAATAGGGACGCCGCTTACGCTTAGGCTGTCATCCACCCCATCAAAATCAAGCTCGCCCAGATACGTCCCAGCATCCACAATCTTAGGCTGACTTGCAGCTACCGTCTGCGTAGCGTCATTGCCGTTCCCGCTCTGGTCATACCAAGTCTCTACGAAACCGTCATTCAGTGCTCCCACCCAATCCTCAAGGGCTGTCCCCATCTCGGATGCCGTGAAGTCCTTCTCTGCGTTGTCGCTTGAGCGACGCACTCGGACAACCTTCGTCTGGTCGCCACTCAGTGAACGGAGGCTATATGCAGCAGCAGCCCCGCCGTATTCAGCGAGGAGTTTATCCCCTAACCTATCGGTCAAGGGCTGGCGATCCATGGAACCCTTTAGGGATAGGTGCATCTTAAATCTTGTGGAGTGCTACAAGGCCGCTGGAAAGCGTTACGGAAGTAAACTTACCGTAGATAACTGTTCCTGCACTAAAGCTCGTCTGGAGCTTTGTAATGTTAGTAATCGAGTCCCCGGATACTGCGCTGATAGTTGCGTCCTTTAGGAACTGGATTGCACCGAAGTTACCGGCAGTTGCACCAGCAGCGGAGTCAATGATAATTGAACCAACGGAGGAGAACTCTAATGCGTTGTTGCGTGATTTTGACATAACTTTATTTTAACGTGCCTGTCTAGAGGTGTGAGTTGAGAATCGCTTCAACGGGATATTGTTGTTAGACATATTGTCTACCTTCTCTAATTCCATAGCGATGTAAATCTGTGCTACCTGTTCTTCGGATAGTGCCTTCTCTGTTTGACCATCCATCCGCAGGAAGTCAGCATAAGCGGTGTGCGCCAAGAAGAAGAACCACTCCCCAGGAATATCTGTGCTGCTTGCTGTGAACTGAGGCAGTTCTTTCTTGTACGTTACGAATGCTGAGCTTGCATCCGCTGTAGTGAGGTTCAAGATATGCGCCCCGCTAGCATCTACATAGAAGTCGAACTCCAATGCTGAGTTCCGTAGGAACGGCTGGGTACGGTGAATACGAATGAACTCGTGGATGTTATTCTTGCTCGCTTCTGTATAAGGAATCGTAGAGGCTGGGCTTGAACTGATGCTGCGTTCTTCCCCGACCACCAGATAACGTGGCCAGCTTTGACTCATGTTGTAAGCCTCTGCTGCACGGCGGTTTACGAAACTTAACACTGAAGTTTGCTCCTCAGTAGTGAAGCTACCTGCTCCAGATAAACCTTGGATTAGAGTCAAAAGATCACTGTACGAACGGTCCTGCATTAGATTTGATTAGGTGATAGCTCAGGTAGTTTCTTGTTGAAGTACTTAATAAATTCTTTGGAGTGAACCTCCTTGTGTCCGTACTTTTTAGTCAATCGAAAAAAGTCACGGGCTGGCATACTAGCCACTGGCTTTCCGAGGACTGGATGCGTCTTCCCTCGGAACATATTAGCTTCTTTAGCAACAGCAGCGATACGATCCTTTTCAGTTTCGCGCTCCAGCTTGAAGCCATTTTGGATCTCTTTCATGAACGCACGATCCACTTCCCCGTCGGAGTATCGGGGCAACTTAGTAATGATTTGAGTCATAAATAAAAGGCGGGGGGCCGAAGCCCCCCAACCAGTAATTTACTTAGGTTACGTCTTGGATAAGACCGTGAGCCTGTGGCTGATAGACACCCAGTGTAAGGGCGCAGTCAACGAAACCGCGCTCACCACCACCTTGGTTCTCAAGGCGAGTGCTGCCGAGTGGGATCAGTTCGTGGATACCTGCGTACTCAGGGTTGATGAGATAACCGCTGGAGTTCGATGTGTTACCACCGAAGTTAGGCATACAGGATGGGTTACCGTTTACGATAGAAACGATACCGTGGTCGCTTTGGTACATATCAACACGGAGTGTGATTTCACCAGAACCACCTTCGTAGTTCACCTGACGAACGCTGTTGTCAGCGGAACCAGAAGTACGAGCGAAGTCGCTGATTACACGGCGAAGACCGGTGTCAGCAATAAGCATAAGCTCGTTGGTGTTACCAGTTTGCTCGAAGATCGAAGTGATGATGTCGTTGAACGCTTCTTCACTGAACTCAGTTGTATTAGCTTCAGTAGCTGTGTAGATGCTTGCAGCAGGAGTGCGGAAGCTCGAAGGAACATCCGAAGGACCTGCGGAGTCAAGCCAGTCACCGAGACCACGAAGTGCGTAAGCGGTGTCAGTGCCGTTTTCTACAGCGCGGTCGTTAGCAGAAGCAAGAGTTGCTTCGATGTCACGCTTGAGTTCACGGATTGACTTAGCTTCAGCTTGAGCGATCTTAGCTGGTCCTACGCTGTCAACAGCTTCTTGCAAGTCAGAAACTTGGAAGTCGCGGCGGAACTTTTGGACGTAGTTACCAAGGCGAGCGCGGCCAGCGAACTTGTCAGTGAAGCTGGAAACGTCATCACCTTCACGGATACCAGCAGTTGCTGGAGCAGCGAGGCTGTCTACAGTCCACTCAACGTATGTAGCGTTGGCTTTTTGCTTGTTAAGAGAAGAAAGGATTGGTGTCTCTTCTGGCGCAAGGATGGACAAAACGTCTGTCAAGTCCTCACGATTGGAAACAGCCGATCCTGGATTAGTTGCATCGTATGTATTTGAGAATGCCATTGTATTATATTATTAGGATTATCGGTTTTGCATTTGCAAGGTTCTGAGAGTTACAAAATCACTCTTGTTGCCTGATTGCTTGAATCGACTTTGAACATTCTTGATCTTCTTGACCTGTGGGTTTACCTTACGTTCGGACTGCGCCGCTGTGCCAGTTGGCTGCTTAGGCGGGTTCAAACGCGCACCAGTTGACGGTGTATTGCTTTCCGTAATGATTCTACGTCCGTACATCGAGTTAGCTGCGTGTGCCATAAGATACGGCAACTGAGCAGAGATGTCTGGTGGTAGAGCTTTTTCTAGGTCAGCAAAACGTGGGTCAGAGATAATGGCTTCGTACTGCTTGCGTGTATCATTATCCTCTCCTGTCATCCACTTCAGTTCCTCTTGAGCTTTAGCATTAAAAGCTTCTTTGAGTTGCTTTCCTTGGGCAACGGTTTGGATAGTCTTCAGTTGAGCAGGTAAAAACTTATCTCGGCTTTTCCGTGCGCTAAGTAGACTTTTTCGCACATCTGCTTTAGTGATCTCTTTACCTTCAACCTCAGTAACGTAATCGTCTGGGCCATAACCATCTGCGTTGAACAAGACATCTTCAGCCCATTCAATAATCCCGTTTACTTCGTCGGCTTTCGCCTGGATGCCTTCGATAGTGTCGATGTTGGCGTAGGGGTTGTTCTTAACCTCCTGTGTGCCTTTAAGCGGATCATTGTCAGCGGCCTCAAGGCTTGCTCGTAACTTGGCTAGTTCCTCTTCAGCAGCTTTACGTTGAGCGGTCAGTTTCCCGAATCGTTCAACAGCTTTGCTTCCAAGCTTCTTGCCTAGTTCGCGCAGGTCTTCCTCTGACATTTCGTCTAGGTCAATCTGTGAAAGAACGTCCTCTGAAGATTCCTCTTGAGATACTTCCTCCTCTGAACTCTCGTCAGTTTCGGAAGCGACCTCTTCAGTCTCTTCGGATTCAACAGGTGATACTTCATTCTCCTCCTCTTCTGGAAGTGCTGGCACTTCTTCTTGAGGTGGTTCTTGGTTCCCACCTAGCCTCCGAGCGGCTAACTCGGACACTGATATATTTGTAGCCACCGAACTTGGTTCCGACTCGGCGTTATCGGTTGAGTGATTATCTGTCATATATTGTCCATCCGTTTACGCTGGATGATTGCGATAAGTTTATTTTAACACATCATACAAGCCTCTCTTGATGAAGGGCGCGTAAGCGATCCCAGTCCACCATTTTGAGGATGTCGTCGTAAGCAATGATACGCCCTGACAGTTGTTGTATCTGCTCCACTGATGCGCCAGCCATGTCAGCGATTACTTCTTCTCGGGCAGTTTCAATCGACTGAATGAAGCGAGCAAACGCTTCGTACTGGCTGAGTGTTTTAAGGTCTTCTTCCATAAATTATTGTGCTGCTTGTCGGAACAAATCAACAGTTCGTGGGCCTCGGCTCTTAACTTGCTTGTACCAGTCGCTATCAATTGCTTCCCTAGTTACCTTGTCGTAGTCCCTAGCGTCCAAGCCCTCCTTCATCTTCTTGAACTTCTTCAGTTTAGTTAAACCCAAATTGAATGCCATGTCCACTAGCCCACGCTGGACGGACTTAGGGTGCTTCCAGAAGTCTGGCTCGTATGCAATAGCATCATTGAACGCTTGGGTTAAGCTGTGGTTGTACATCTCAATCATTAGCTTCCTGCTGATTGGCTCGCCTTTGAGGATTCGCTCGACATCAACACCCTTGTCTTTCAAGAACTTTTTGTTGTGAGGCTCTTCGAGATTGAAACCGATACCGATAGTAGGTTTGTTTTTACTATCGAGGTACACTGTGCGACGCTCCCCTTCGTTTAGAGATAGCATATCCATGTAGTCGATAGCGTCCTGTTTCTTCTCCGCGCGGATTCGTGCGTATTCTTGTGGACTCATACTATTCGATGCCTTGAGTTTGCATTCCTCCCATAGAGGCAGGAGCAGTACCAATACGACCAATCTGAGCATTTTGCATTTGTTGCATTTGGAAGGTATACTGTCCAGCGTATTTCTCTAGTCGTGCAGCGAACGCTTCATCCTGCTGTAGTCGAGCAGCAATGTCCGGCTGGGATGTGTACTGCTGGATTACTTGGAGCGCAATCTGTGCGCCGTTTGGACGCGCTGGCATTTCGATTCCAGCAAAGATCTTAGCTAAGTCGTCGGTCACTTGCTTAACCACTTGCTCTTGAGCTTCTTCAGAAGGCTGGAGAACGGCGTCTGCAAGAGTCGGGTCGATGCTGCTAGCAGCCACTTCCAAGAGGCGATCAATGCTGATACGGCCGTTGCGGTCAAGCTGAGTAAGAGAAACAAGCTGATTAAGCTTCTTTTCTTGAGCTTCTGGATCAGAGTTGAGAACGTCATAACTAATTACAATATCGAAGTTTTCGTCGGGATTCCCCTTGTTGAACTGCTGTGGATCGGGCGAACCAGTGACGCGGAAGAAAATACTGTCGGGTCCAAAACGCTGGAAGCAGCGGTACGCTAGTCGTAGCACTTCAGCGGTATGGCTAAGGAACTTATCCACGAGGAACTGACGGCGCATTTGGCTAGTTGGGTCATCGAGGTCGAGTCCAACCAAAGCATCTGCTTGACGCTCCATTGTTTGCTCCATTTCCAGTGAACCGTTGTTGTACGCAGGAGTTGGGCCGAACTCAATCTCACCCTTCCGACGATACGGAATCATACGACCTGGTCCCCAATCCTTCGGTGCATTCCCAACGGGGTGCATGATCGGAGGGAGAGTCGCTAAACTATTCCTGTCAATTCGGGAGTCTCGCTCCACTTTTACTTGGTGCTGGATTCCACGTAGAACATCTGGAATGGTCTGTGCATCATACAACCGCTTGGAGTCCTCCGAGAGCTTGGTGACGACAACAGGGTAGTCCTCGTAGCCATTCATCAGTTGGAACTTAGCAAAGCCCGGAATACCACGCGCATCGTCCCCGTCGAAGGACTTGTGGAAGATAGTCTCGTAGATACCTTCTGATCCATCTTCTGGATCAATGAGTCGCTGGTAGCCGTGTACTAACTCAATAAGCTCATTCGCTTCGTAAGCGTTATCCGTCAAGCTGGTTGAGCGGCGACCTTCTTGCTCACGCTCGATGGAATCAATGTTCACCCCACGGTAGTGGTCGATAACATGAGCAACGAAGTCTTCATCCCATCCATCTGTAACTACCTTGTTCTCAAGTTCTTGAGCGGTGTAGTAAGTGCGCCAGAAGCAGTACGGTGCGCGTTGAGGATCCGTAACATACGGAGGGAACATGAAGTCCCCATCAGGTGCTAGGGTCTTGACTTCAGGGGCATCAATTTGACGACGTACGACAGGAAGCTCTGTAGCTCCATTCTTTCGTAGTTCTTTTAAGGCTCTCTTAGCTTTCTTGTCAGTTACGCCGTCAAAAGTAGTTTTCAGTAGCTCAACGATTTCATCATCGTTATTCCCTTCGAGTACCATATTGGCCAGCTCTGGAGAGAGTTGAGCAATCTGATTGATGTTTAACTCCTGCAGGAAGCGGCGATCTTCACGATGCCAGCCTACATAAGTAATCAGAATCCCGCGCTCTAGTAGGTAGTTCGCACCGAGTTCCATTTCGCGGTGGAATCGTGGAATATATCCAGAGGATACCATCCACTTCATGAAGTTAGAGACCACCTTGGAACGTGCAATGTCAGTTACTTCAACAGGGAACGCACGAACATTCGCCCGCTGCATAGCGGAAACGAACATAGAGACGAGCTTAGTAACGCGCTCATCAATAACATGGGACTCCATATCCGCTGCACCATCCCAAGGGAAAGCATCTGCTCCGTGCTTGCGTAGGTCACGGCTCTTGCCGGGCCACCAGTTCCGACGATCGTCGTAGCTAGTACGACATAAGTCGAAATAACTTTCTAGTTCCGTAACCGTTTCCTCGTACGCATACCGCAGAGAAGAGACGTTCGGGGCTTTGCCTACATAAGTTAGGTCCTGGGAAATGGAATCTTCTGACATTGTAAATCTCTATTGTAGCACGGTTAGCAACTACCGCTTCACCCAGTGGTACATGATCTTATCGTTCAAGCGATTCTCCTCGAAGTAAATCACTTTCCCAATGAGCTTACCCTCCATGCGCTTAGGGATTCTGACAGCCACTTTACACGCACGATCGCGGTGATGCACCCACAGATACATTGGGTTCGGGCATTCGCTGAGGACTTGCCCTCGGTACGTTACGGGCATAGGGATAACGTCATCAATGATTGCTTGGCCGCGCTCATCAATCCATGTATTCTTCCCGCGCCCTGTAATCATGTCCTCTTCCAAGTTAAGGGACGCTACCTCCTGCATATAAGCGAACGGTTGGTTGTACTCCTCCGCTAGGTCAATTAGTTTTTTCTTAGGCATTAGTAACCTCCATTTCCTCGACGGGTAGTTGTTAGTTGATTCTGTGCCACAAAGTCCGGCCCGTATCCGTCATTGTGCATTCTTAAATATCTGATTAAGTCAACGAAGTCCTTTAGTGCTTCGTCCTGTTTACCCTTGTGTCCCCAGTTAATGAGACTGTGGATAAGGTTCCCGCAGGATTCGTGGATCTGCAAGATTGGGCGATTTGCTTCATCTACCTCAGCCTTGGGGTTGTACTTCATCCACCCATCTAGGGCAGTGATTCCTGTGTCAATATCCGCTCCACTGGAGGGAACAAAGAACATTCCTTTATCCGCGAAGCTCTCGAATAGGTCGCTGTTGTCCTCATTCTCCCTAGCAAAGAAGCGGGAGTCACCTATGCGCTCAAACACTTCTACGCCGAGATCCTCCTCAATGAGCTTGAACTCGTCCACATACGCTTGGACATCGTACCCTAGCTTCTTAGCCGCGGGTCCGAACCTCCACTTCGGTTCCCCGAAGATTGCCCACTCCCCATAGGAGTCCCTGTCCGGCCACTCGCGCAGGACAGTAACGTGACCTAGCTTGTCTACAGCCGCCCAGAGCGCAACATAGTTCCTAGCTCCAGCGGGGTCAACCACTTGGTACACCGTATGAGTGTGCTTCGTAATAGCTGGAAGATCCTTAATGGTATGCACCCCTGTGTTGAAGTCCGGGAACAAGGTATTCATACTGCGTACTGGTATCCCGTAAGCACGGGTCAGTATCTCTTCCTTGGAAGAGTTCCGTAGCTCCTTCTTGATCCGATCGTATCCACCGAAGGGGTTCAGCTCACTGTGGAAGAAAACGATTCCTGCGTCCTTGTGGTGGCTGTACTGCACAAATGGAACAACTTCGTCCACCATCTCTGCGTACCTCTCCTCGATTGTCTCTACATCCTTTAGGAACTCCGCTACAAAGGGAGTGTACCCATCAATCGGAGTGAACGTCATTAGCATCTTAGAGTTCCGTGTAGCCAAACGGAAGCGCATTGTAGCTACTAAGTCCCCATCCTCTAGGTATTCGTCCAACCAGAGTCCAATGTTGTGCCACTTCGGTGTTTTACTGCCGATTTCAAGACCTTCGAACTTACTTCTGTTCGCTTGGAACTGGCTGTATGTGTGGAAATACACCGTAGAACCGTTAGGTAGAATGAAACTAGCCCCAGTGAATCCGTTCTTTACCGTGTAGTTCAAGTACTCTACTTGGCTCTTGGACTTCTGCTTGAACTCAGGCGGTAAATATCTGTACACTGCTCGTTGTTGCACACGGATACTAGCATCTGAGTCCTGAGCGAAGCACACAATCTCTGCATTCGGGTTCTCTAGTGCAGCTTTGACTACACTTCTTGCGCCGCACTCGGTCTTTGAGCTACGGTTCCCTCCACTAACGAACACAGTATCAACAGTCTCTAGGAACTTGTCAACGTGCTTCCAACCCTCTAGCTCGAACCCGTGGTTCAAGGGGTCGTCATTCGCTTGCTTGATGCGCTCTTCCCGCGCCTCCAGGAGTGCAGCTACACCTTTGTCCCCCTTTTGCTCGTGCATGAGCTTGAGGTCGGACTCCGTGGGGAGATCAATGATTGGATGCGGCGTAATTATCATCTAGGACTCCTCAGTGGCCTCTACGTCCACTACTTCCGCTGGCTTAGGGATCTGCGCCTGTGCTTCTCTAAGGGCCTTCATCATGTCCTCAAAGCTCTCCGTCTTCTGGGTGACCTCAATCCTCTGCACATTATCTCCGCGCAAACGTGCTAGGACTTCATTACTGAGCTTATTATCTACGCTTAACTCACGCTTCGCCTTGATTAGCTCCGTTAATGATACATCCTCCGCTTCTCCTCGGTCTAGCTTCTTCAGGATCTCTGAGTTCAACTTCGGGGCGATCTCTGAGTTGAAGTGCAAGTTCTCGACGACATGGGTACTGAGTTCACGCTTGAGGTCATTCGCTACTGGGCTTTCGCTTAACTGCGCTCTAATCCGTAGGATACTGTAGTAGTTCCCTCCGTACTCCTCGTAGATCTTGGTTGGCGAAATCCCTCTGCACAACATCCCTGCAATCTGTAGCCACTTCTCTGGCTTGTTGATCGCTAAGTCATTGTGATGCCCCGCTACCTGCTGGACATCTACTAGCACCTCCTTGAGGTCAACCTCCATGCGCTCCTGCAACTCCGCCGAGACCTCGGCATCTTGCACCTTCAACTGTGCAGGTATCTTTTTACTCATGACCAGAACTCCTCATCCTCTCCTTGGACTTCTTCCCACTCCCAATCGGACTGGAGGTACTGAGAACGCTGGAGGATTACTTCATTAACCTTCTGGTACGCCGCGGCGTATCCCGCCGCTGACATCCCGTCCTTAGCCCCTCCGATCTTCTTGAGCAGGTGGTCGCACAGAGTAACCTCCATTTCCGTCGCTACGATTACTCCACCGACCTCGGCATCTCCCCCTTCGTCTCCGTATAAGTTACTTAAATTGAACATACCTTCAGTATAAGCATATCTAATGATATTTGTCAAGCCCCCTTAATCCGACCTTGACATCCTCCTATTGACGTGTACTGTACAATAATAATATATCCTTAAGGAGCAAGCGCGTAACAAGTAGCCCAAGTCCTCCGATTAGCCAACGTCACAGGCAGATCAGCTAGGATGCAAGTTATCTAAGGAATTAGGAAACTCCCCTGATCTAGTGGTTTTCTCCCTGATGCCGCCATGAAGGAGATGTAACAAGTGGAACCCAATGAGTATATGCGAACTCACCACCTCAGCACAATGAGGGTTCCAGCTTAAGCGAAGCTGTGTCCGCAGGAAACGGCGCACCGAGCAATACGCCCCCCGTTGACGTTTAAGCGGGCAACTTGCGGGGTGACTTGCGGGGTGACTTGCGGGTAATGATGCCGTAAAGAAATATATTTTTTAGAGGGGCGATTGTTGTATATATACACACAGCGGCGCGTCATTTTCGACCCCCTCCCCGCCGGTGCTCGTATGTTCAGTAGTGACCGGTTGTTCAGTGGTGAACGTATGTTCATGGGTAAACGTATGTTCAGTAGTGAAAATGCGTGCATAAGTGAACGGTTGCGCACAAGTGAATTTATTTTCACGGGTGAGGGATATATCTCCACGGCATTGAACCGTGTTTCGCATCAATATATCAAGATACTTTGATACGTTATTCTATGTTGTCTTGTCATTAGGTTTGCTTATAGGTGAAACTGATCCGGAAAAGTTATTGACCGTTTATGTTTACGCGTTCTAGTTTGTCGACAGTTGCTAATTCCGGCACGATCAAACTCAATTAGTTTGCGGATCTGTAAAACCGCCTTAAAATTATGACCATTAAATACGAGCTCCCCGAGACGTTTATCATCAACAATGCCCCGTACCACAAGCGCGAGTCAGCTAACATTCAATTCAATGCCGTGGAAAGATTCGCGCGATCCGCTGTGTACAAGCGCACACAAGACAGTGTATATCAGTATTGTCACTCGAGCCTGCGCGCCTCAGATAAGTGGGCAGTTAAATACTACACGACGCCGGAAAAGCGCGGTAATCGCTACGTCAATACAAAGACAAAAGCTTTATAATTTGCC